ATTACAGGCGGCTCTGCCAGTTCGAGAAACTTTATTACATTGCCAACTTTTGTAAGCTCTTCCATGTCATAATATAAAAGGTCTGTTTCTGTACCGTCTTGTACAAATTCGTATTTGCCAATCAATGGACAAACTGTTCTGTTTATTTCAGATATTGCATTGTTTATAGCATTTGGTATAAGAGTTCCTGCTTCATCAATAGACTCCATTTCTGAATCAGTTACAAAGCCTAAATCCCTTATCCTATCCCTTATTTCTTTATAATTCATTGTTACGCTCCATATACAAAGAAAGGCGGAGGCATTAAGCCTCCGCCGCCTTTTAGCCTTACACTCTCGTTTCTACGACTGTGATGTTAAGATTTCCTGTGCACGTAACCAAAATCTTGCCTACGTTATCCCCGAAAAGATTAAGGAACCTTGCCGAGTCAATACCAAGCACTTTGGTCTCTCCTGATGCAAGTGCAATAGTAAGATCATTTACAGCAGCATGGCTGTTGCCTGCCTTAAATGTTACTGTATTAGCTGCACCTGCTGTATTTTCAAGTCTGAACTGTGTATTTGCATCTTTACAAGGATATGTAATAACCCCTGTACCCGATGATGTCAGCGCGGTTGCGGTAACAGCTACCGCTCTGTTTGGTTTTTCCGTCTTAAACGGCGTTATTGCTACATTAGCCATTTCTTATTTCTCCTTTCAATTATGCTGCCTTGACCTGCAGAGTTATGATTTCTTTTGGTCTGACAACCTTTGCATCATAAAGTGCATATCCGGCAACTGCATCTTCAAACTTTCCGTTTGTGCCTGCGGTAATAGCTCTGTACGGCTCCATGTGCATAAGAGGATTTGCAAAAGCAATAGCTCTGTCTGTCTTAACCTGAATACAATCATATGTGCCGTTGTTGTACACATTGAGTGACTCCTGAATATTCATTGAGTTATATTTACCGATAACTCCATTTTTCAGAATATCAGAGTTGTTTGTATCCAGTTCAACATAAGCCTTTTTCAGAATCATGTTGAACCATGGCGGTGCTGTAACTGTAACCTTTGTTCCTCTTGAAACCTTGTTGTCAAGCAGCTTCAAAAGTGCAGCATCAAGAAAGTCCAGGATATTTGACTTTGTTACAGCAGAGGTCTGTATGAGCTGTTCAACATTTTCATCTATTGCAAGAGAGGCGATATATGCGTCCATTACTGACGCAAGTTCGTCTTTTGTTTCCTGCATATAGGCTGAAAGCTCACCATTTGCCTCTGACTGTGCCTTGTCTATGTCCGGTACACCAAAGTTGAATGATACTGTATGAAGGATTGGCATTGTCTGCGCCGAACCGCTTACGTCTTCAAGAGCCGGTACATCAGGTGTCTTACCGTCAGTTGCCGTTGTTAATGTCGGTTTTCCTACGTTAAGTATTCTTACGGAATCGCCGGCCTTTTTAACAAGTCCTTCATAATTTCTGTTTGTGTTAGCTGCAAATACCCAAGCTTCTGTAAGGTCTTTCTGCAGCTCTGTCGCTGTGGCGACTGGTATAAAGTTATTAAAACTCATTGTGATTTTCTCCTTTTGAAATTAAAAAGAAGTCATTACCACTTTGCAGATGAAGCAACAATCTCTTTCGAGTGTTTTCTTTGCTCATCTTCTGTCATGTTCATAACTTCTTCTCTTGTGTAAAATTCTTTTTTCGGAGGCTCACTTTGAAACTTTCCGATTTCGGCAGGTGGAATTATCTTTGTCTTTTCTTCTTTGCTTTTTACGGCCCAGTACGCACTTTCTGCGTCAAGTCCTGCCTGTGAATAGATCAAAAATTCTTCGCCTAAATCCTCTAAACTCTTGATTTTCGGATCTAACTTCTGAATAGTTGCTAAATCCGCCTGTGCCTCACGCGCAAACTTTTCTTCTTCAGCTTGCTTTCTGTAAAATTCAAGTTCGGCATCTTTCTTTTTGAGTTCAATGTCTTTTAGTGCCATTTCTCTTTCTGCTTCAATAGTGGCCTTGATGTCGTCTTTCTCGACACCCAAAGAGTCTGCAATAGCGTCTATTTGGCCGTCTTCTCCAAGGCCTAAACGCTCATATGCGCTCTTCTGTGCAGCATTTTCAGCTTCCATTGCATCAAGTGCTGCCTGTCTTTCGCTTGCTAACTTTTCAGCGGCTTCCTTTGCTCTGCGCATTTCAGCAAAAGCTCTGTCCTGTTCTGTTTTTGTGTTAGCTTCATCAACTACAGGTTCGGTGACTTCCTGTTCTTCTGCACCTTCGTCAACTGGTTCGGTGACTTCCAGTTCTTCTGCACCTAAAATTTCTTCTGACATATTGATATTTCTTCTCCTTATTTTTATTAATTAAAAAATGACGCTTTATTGCGCCATTTCTAATTGTTCAGGTGGTACCGGCTCTTGTTCCGGATTCTGCGCCGGAGTTTGTACCGGTCTCTTTTTTAGTATGTTCTGTATTGTGTGTTTAGGTATTATTCCGTTTTCAGGTGAGCAGCTTATATACTCTTCAAACGTTATGTACCCTTTATCAAGTGCTGAATCGAGCCAGTTCTGCATAGCTTCTTTTGTCCACGGGTTATCTTGTGAAACGTCTATACGCACTATTGGTTTGATTAATTCAAGCTCTTCTTTGGTTATAGTAAATTGAACTTCTTGCTCTTCCCCGGTTTCCGGGTTAGTTTCGGTCCTTACACCTGTAATTCCGTTAGGATTGTATGTAAGCTGCATTTCTATCCAAAGTTTTGCCCTTTCCTCAACGGCAGATTTTACCTTTGCAACCTGTTCATTGAGTGGAAGTGCCGCCTGATCTCTGATTGCTATAATTGCTGAAGCTGCTACTCTGTTAGGGTTTATATTACCCATAGCAGTTTCGCCGCTTCCGCCAAGTTCCTGTGTAAGCGACAGAAGATCATCAGCATAATTCTTCGGATCGCTGTTAGATACTGCAGGACTCATATACTGAATAGCCTGACTTACAGACTGCGTACCGCCGGTCTGTGCTTCGATTGGTGCTCCAACTTTATCTAATATTTCAGGATTTTTTATAAATGTCGGATCATATATTATTCTTGCAAAAGCTGTGAGCTTTATAATCAGGCTGCGTCTTGCAAGTGTTTTGTTTACTTCAATCTGATTTGGTATAAGCTGTTCAACTTCCGAAAGCCCTCTTGCGCTGTTCGGGAAGTCTTCCCATGATGTTTTGATGAACGGATACATTGATAGTCCCTTACCGGGATTTCCGTTTGGCAAAGTGGCTTGTATCGGCTGTTCTTTGACAAAAACAACATTCTTTGTGGCTTTTGCCACCCATACAATGCCGTCCTTTTTCTCGAAGTGGGTTATCATTGTGACTTTCTGCTCTGTGTCCTGTCCGCCTTCTCCAACTTCCTGCTGATTTCCTATCAGTTTTGTAAGTTCGCTGTCATCTGCTACTATCTGTGATATTTCATCTTCAGGAGTTCCGTTTTCTCTTGCCATTTTTTGAACGGATTTAACGGAACGTCTTTCCCACATGATTAAATACGGCTGATTCTGTATGTTCTGCTCACTTTCATCGCCATAAAGTATATTGGTGCATGGTATTCTCTGAACGTCTGCTACATCTGATGTTCCATAGTATTCAATACCGTCTCCGGTTACTGCAGATTCTTTCATATGTTCCCATTGGCCCATATCCATGTTGGCTCTTTCCCAACTTTGTGAGAAAAGAGCAGACAGCCTTGCATAAACAGGCTCTAAATCAATTCTTCCTTCTGCATCAGAGAAGTTCGCGACCATACTGTTTTGTGATACTGTCGAAACTTTATGCTTTATCATTGGTTTTATGAAATTAAGTGAAGGAAGTTCCTCACCGCCTGACTCTAAACCTTTCCATTGATTGCCTGCATAAAAATCCCAGTTCCTATTTGTCTTCGTAATTAGAGATTTCCGCTCGATATATTCAATTCCTCGCTCATATCTCTGCCAGTATTTGTTTATATCGTTCATTTGATTACCTCTTGACCTATTCCGGTTCCGTCAAATCTGTCTATGTTCCTATAAAGCGCGTTCAGAGCCTCGATTTTCTCTGTAGCTTCTTTTATCTCCTTGCGTTTTCCTATTTTCCGCAGCGGTCTTACTACAGACTCTTTATAGGTGGTTTTTCCGTTGTCTTTACAGCCTAATTTGAAAAAATAAGCCATAAAAAAAGGACTTATTAATACATAAGCCCCTAAAAAAAATATAGGTATGTTCATATTCAATATTCTCCTTAAATTACAACGATCTTATCGCCTTTTCCGACGGCATTTCCCTTGCTTTTGCTCTTTTTACCGAAGATTCTCGCCCATTCATCAGGTATTTTCGGTATTCTTGCACTAAATGTCTTTCTAAATATCAGGTCATTCAATGCCTGTGAAGCACTATCTACCATGTCATCGTGCAGATCGTTTGGAAATTTGCTGCACTGGTCAACAAAATCGTGAGTAAATCTTCTGTCTTCAGGCACATATACGTTCCCTGCTTCTACCGCAAAAGAAATAGCGTTTACTCTTGCTTCTTTTGATACATCAGGTGTCACAGGTATTATCCCCATAATCTCATTTTTAAGAACGGATATTATTGCGCTACCATTTGCCTTGTCTTCTATCAAAATCCTCGTTATATCGTCATATATGGCTCTTACAAACCTTATTTTCCGCAGTGTATCAGGAAAATTAAGATGCTCGTTGACCACATCTACAAGATACATGGCGGCTTTTTTCTTGCCCCACACTTCTATTGCAACATAGTCATTATCGTCATTGTCTTTGAAAGCGGCATCTACTGACATTATCAGTTCGTCAAACTCCAGTTTTCCTGTATCGTAGTCTGAACGCTTATAATACTGCCACCATTCCCTTTTGAGCATATTGCCTTCTCTTGCTGAAGGTCTGCATTCATAAAGGGCATTCCAACTTCGTACACCTTCCTTTGATGAATATGCTCTCTTGAAGTCATCAAGCCACTCCTTGCCCTTATTTATTCCTTCAGGTTCAGGGCAAAGCGGATCGCCTATGTTCCTTCCAAGTAAATCATCTGTGTCTTCACATTCACACGGAAGATTTACAAGCGTAGTTCTTTCTGCAAGTTCTTCACTGGCGAGTATCCTGCCTGCTAAATCATCTTCATGCCAGCGCGTCATTATTATTATTACTTTCCCATGATTTGAAAGTCTTGAATTTATCGTAGAAAAAAACTCGCTCCATATACTTTCTCTATACGTTGGCGAGTCTGCTTGTTTCTGATTCTTTACCGGGTCGTCTATTACTATTAAATTGGCCCTTCGGCCTGTTACTCCACTCCCGAAGCCTTTGCTTATCATACCGCCTTTATACTTTACGAGTTCAAATTCCTGCGGTGTCGATTTCTTCTTGTTGAGCGACACACCAAACATATATCCGTATTCTTTGACCTTTGCAAGATTGGCTCTGCCAAACTTCTGTGCAAGATCATCACCATACGAAAGCACTATCGCATATTTGTCGGGATTCCTACACAGATACCATGCCGGCAGCGTTTCTGTAATAGTCAAACTGTTATGCGTTGGTATTAGACCTTTTCCAACAAGATACACACCGCCCTCAACTGTAATGCAATTTGTAAGTTCGTTTGGTACGTCTTCGACAGATTTTATAAAGTATTTGTGTTTGTCTTCTCTATCAGCAGGCTTCTTGGCATCTACACGCATTTGCTTGCGTGTTAGTTTGAATATCTTTTGCCCTTTGCTTGGAGTAAATATTATTCTGTATTTATTTGATTTGTAATCTCCGTTTATTGTGGCATCGCCTGTTATGAAACTGCACTTAAAGCCTAAACTCCTTACAAGTGTAAAAACATCTTCTACGAGCGATTTATTCACTCCGCAATATTCTGCGTTTGCACCATTTGCACTTATAGAGCCGTCTGTATCCATAAGCCCACGCAGAAGCTCTAATCTATCTTCCTCACTTGCACAGAAATATTCATACGGTATATGTTTATTTCTTAAAAGGCCGTTCTCTCGCAAATCAGTTTTAAACCAATTACTGCCTTTCTTGCCTGTGGTTTTACCGATTTTTAGCATATAACAGCCTTTGCGTTCAATTACAACAGGGTTATACTCTTTCAGGTTTTCAAGAGTATTTTCAAAGTCTTCCTTTCCGCAACATATTGTCGTATCTCCTGACGTTCCATCGCCAAGCCACATTCCAAGTAAGTACGGTTGTATCGGTAATCGTGCGCAACCTTTAATTGGCTCGCTCACTTTGATTGCAGGTGATTTTGCGTGGTAACCGTCAAATATATGCTGTGCTTCAAGTGTTTCGGTGTGCCTTAACCCACGCTTACCGTTTAGCCGGTCTTCGTGCAAATCTCTATTACACTCTACTATCCACTCATGTTCCCAACTGCATATGAAACTGTCTCCGCTGTCGAGCGTAAGTTTCTTGCAGTGCCAGTCATAAGGTTTCTGTGAGGCAAGTACCTTTATCGCTTCTCCGTTTGGCGAGTATACATAATCTCCGGCTTTCAGCTCGCCGTGTTTCTTCCAACCTTGTGTCGTTAAAACTGGAGTATTGTACTCAAATCCCTTTCCATGCTGCGGAGGGGTTGTTATTATCAGTATGTCAAACGCTCTTCCTGTTTCTTCTGCTAAAAAATCTTGCGCCGCATCGCATATATACTTATGGAATTTGCCCGGATACCAGTTATACTTCTCTCCAGGCTTTCTCCCTGCATTATGTACGCAGTAATTGAACCCTTTTAGCGTTCCCTGCATTGTTGTCGTTACATCATCTTTATACATACTTCTTCCTCTAAAAAAGACGCAAGGGCAGCTTTCGCCGCCCCGCATTCAAGAAAAGGAAAATATGGACTATTTACATTTCTTCTTGCTCTTCTTACTCTTCTTTGTCTTACAGGCCATTTACTTTGCTCCCTTCTTCGTCTTCTTCTTCTCAGGTGCCTTCTCTGACTCCCTCAGCCTTTCTCTCTGTCTCTTACTTGACATCTTTCTTCTCTCTTTTTATTTTCAAAAAATATTTTTAGAGTCTTTATTATTTTATGCCCTATCGCTTTGGGGCTTTTTTACTTTGCGCGTATTCGTTTAAGATACACACCACCCCCCACATTCCACGGACACGCCCACGGATTGGGGACATCGCATTCACAATTTGCGCACGCACAGATCGCGAGCAGCGGTCAACTGCCTTCCTTCTTTTCTTTTTTCCTGAACCTATCCACTGTAGTGGGTGGGGGTGGGTGGGTGCTTCAGAGCAACCATATATTCATATCTTATCCTATCTTATCTTCTCTTATAGGTACGACTGGTTACGACTGGTTACGACTGGTTACGACTGGTTACGACTGGATATATGCAATAGCACTAATAAGTATGCAGCCGCTTCACTCTCCTGCAAGCTACAAACCGCGTGGTTGAGCCATTCCTTATTAACTGTACCCTTAATGACAATTATCGGTATAGTTGAGCTTATAAAATATTATGTTAACCTGTTCAAAATAGCCGTAAACCTTGCAGTTGACACATTCCTGTGTTTTGATGCAAAGTCTTAACCCCGTATTTTTCAAGCCTTTTGGTTTACATAATACTCTATTTTAGTAGTTCCAAGATATGTTTTGCTTCCTCTTCTCCACCTATCATAAGCGTATTATTGGTTGTCGTTGCAGCCTTCTCTTCTCGCCAACCGTGGACCACATTTAATCGCGAAAGCTCCGTGATACGGCCGCTTACGTGCATGGACTGCTCTGCCTCTGCCTCTGCTAAAAGGTAGGCTTTTTGCAAGATTTCCCCGAAAGGGATAAGTGCCACAGCTCTATTTTGGTCGTCGAAGTACCACTTTATCCCCTCTACGTCCGGCTCTATACTGTCTATATCAATTTGTTTTAAGTCTATATA